GGTTCCGTCTTCATTCCCGCCCATGTCAATCTGCGCGGATACGTAAGCCGCGGATAGGGATTGGGAAAGATGGCGAATGCGATGAGCGCGAGGGCGTCCGGCAAATCATCGTGCAGTTCCATGCCGAGCCCGACAAGTTGCTCAATAAGAAGCTCGCATCCCTTGCGCGGGAAAAGTATTTTCCCGCGCTTGATGAGGTCTCCCAAGACGGCGAACTTACTGCGCTTGTCGAGCGGCACCTTGAATCCCTTTACCTTCATGCCAGCCATCGTTTCAAGATATTGGGGTAGCGCGGCTTGATACGCGATATCCTCGATGAACACTTCCACCGGCCGCATGCCCGTGGCGAGAATTGAATGTCGCCGCCTTACCTCGCCCGCAAGTTCGGGAAAATTGACGCGTTGGTTGAACGGATCCGCGTAGACGTAAAGCTTCGTCTCTTCTCCGGAATTAATGACGATGCAGCTCACGATCGCGGAGTAATCGGCGGTCTGACGCTTTGAGATTGCCGGATCAACCCCCATCGCGAACCGCTGCACATAGCCGCCGTCGGGAAACTTGTCATAATACTGGATCCATTCGCGTTCCACGACCGTGTCAGGGGCGGAGACGAACCGCAAATTCATCTCACGCTCCCAGGCGATGTCATCGGGATACTTTTCCCGTTCCGCTTTCAAGACTTCCGGCGTGAACCGTTCCGGCCACGTTATGTTGCCATCGGCGTCCCGCAGCGGATACGCGCGATATACGCCATTGATACGCTTCTCCTCAATCGCTCGCTTGAATCGCATGATTGCGGAGTCGGGGTGGAGTAAATTTCCTGCGAGGATGAGTTTCGTTCCCGGTTCGCCGAGCGGGATGATTTCGCCCTGCACGTAGCGGAACGTCTTATCTCTTCCCTCTTGAGTTGCCACGGAACTCATGTCCTCAATGTCGTCGGCGACGATAAGTTGCGGGCGGTAGTGTTTGTATTTCAAGCCCCGCACCGTCTGCTCGATCGACACCGCCATAATCTTCGCGTCATAGCCCGGCACGATGATAGACAGGCGTCCCCACTGGTCCGACATTTCGCGGAACGGTCCGAAGTCCTTTTTCAGGAGCTCGTTCTGTTCGAGCGTAGAGCGAATGTTCGCGAGATGTTGCTTGGCCTGTTCCTGCGTACCGCTGAAGATGAGGACGAAATGGATTCCCTGCGCCATGACCGCGTAAAGCGGATAGCACTGCGTGAAAATCAATGACTTCGCCGCGCCCCTGAATGCGGCCACGACGAGGATGGGAATATCATTCCGCCGCGAAAGCTCGTACATCTCTTTTTGGAACTCCGCCGAGGGCGCCTTGAGCGCGTCGCTCATATAGAGCCGCGCGAACCAGTACGGGCTGCTCGCCGCAAGCCCTTTGCGGAATACGCGATCATCCTGCGCGCGCCGGACGATTTCTTCGATATCTTCTTTATTCATGGCCACCGTCTTCCTTTTTTTCTCCGCCGCCCGCAGGAGGCGTCGGCAACGCCTCCTGCACCGCTTCCCCGATCAGCCGCCGATCATCCTCGGTGAGCGTCCGATCATCGATTGTTACCGCTCCGGATATCTCCACCTTTCGCGTATACTTCGCGCTATTGGATTGCAACCAGAATTTTATCGCCGGAAAATTCCTATCCTTAATCAAGCCGATGAGCCCGGCTTCGGAAAGGTCGGAGATGAACGCCACGCCCTCCGCGATCGCCGCCTCGATGTCCGCCCTGAATTTCTCATCCGCCGCCCGCATTCTATAGAGGGTCGGGCGCGGGACGCTCGCGCGCTTGCACGCGATTTCTATCACGGGGATCTGCCGCAATTGTTCGAGTACCGCTTGCTTCTGCGCCTCTTGGCGAACTGCCGCCGTTTGCTGTGCGATGGATTTGCTAGCCATCGATTTTCTTGGCCTTCAGGCCGGTCAACCGTTGGATGCGTACCTTTATAACCTCCGCGTAGACGGGAGATTTTTCCATCACGTAGCAACGGCGCCCGAGCTTCAACGCCGCAGCCGCGGTGCTCGCAGATCCTCCGAATGGCTCAAGTACCAGATCGCCGCGCTTCGTGAGGACTTTGATGAACGGAATTAAAATCTCCACCGGCTTGGTCCCGAACACCACGCCCTGCCCGCTGTTCTTCTCGTCGGCAGCGATGTGTTCGATAAAATCGGTTGGGCAATACTTCTTTCCTTTTTCGTACGGTTCCCAATGCGGCTTCCCGACAGTCGCGAAGAGTGCCGCTTCATATTCGTTCTGGAAAAGTTCTTCTTCCGGCGCAACATTGAGATTGACATTGCCCTTCGTTCCCACGACCGCGATATCGAACTTGTCGAAGAATTTGTATTTCGCCGAAAATCCCTGGACGCGGTTCGGAACGTGCCACACGATCACGTTGCGGATCTTGAAATATTTTTCCATCTCCTCCCACATCTGCTTCAGGTTTTTCCAGTTCTCATAGGAGAGGATGCTGAAGTTTTCCTTGCGCACCTTGTCCACGTTCGCGAGCCACCGAGCCATGAAGTCCGGCGGGAGCGTGTCCGTGCCGAGATATTTCCGGTCGCGCTTGTACCCGAACCCTTCCGTCGCCTTGTGGCGCTTCTTTCCTTTCGTATAATCCAGAACATACGGTTCGTCCGTACAGACCATATCCGCTTTCTCGCCGCCCATGAGCTTCAGCATGTCCGCCTCGACCATGCTGTCTCCGACGAGTAACCGAAAGTCCGGACCGATCTCGTAGAGGTCGCCGGTCTTTGCCTGAATTTTTTCGATGTTCAGTTTCTTGAGCTCAGCCGAGAGATCGAACACTTCCGGCGTTTCGTCGACTGGAAAAATCCGGTCGATCTCCTCGCTTGTAAATCCGATATCCGCCAGGAACGATTCGTTGAACTCCGCCGCGAGCTTCTCGAAATCGAACTCGCCCGTGTTGCGGTTGAGGCGCACATTCAGCTCTTTCTCCCTTTTTATATCGGGGATGTTCACGTAGACCACCGGCACCTCCTTAATCCCGAGCTCCTTCGCCGCGACCAACCTCATGTGGCCGCCGATTACGATCCCTTCCCTGCCCTTCGCGGAGTTTGCGATGACCGGATCCACGAACCCGAAGCGGCGGATGGATACCTTGAGCTGATCCATTGCCTCTTTATCCCACTGCCTCGGGTTATATGCCGAAGCGCGAAGCGAAGACGTCTGCGCCTGCTTTGTATTAATTATTTTTTCCATCTTTTTAAATTACTTTTGATCCCGCCCCGACAGGAGCGGGGGCGGAGCCGCTGAGGCAGGCTCCAGTGCCCACAAGAAATAAAAACGCCCGCTTTACTCAAAAATCTCCAGGGGAGATTGAACTCTTGCAAATTCTTTAGTAAAACAGACGAACATTCTTTTATTGTGCGCAAGGGCTACGGGGCTTGTAGAGTTGATTACGTCATTGTTTTATTCGTAAGGCTGAGCTGGGTTGAAGGGTCCGACTGACCTAGAGCTCACCTTTATATACTTATATATTATCCAAAAAAGGAAAATCTTTTTTGAAAAACTCCCTTAAACATGATACACGCTCGTGTATCACTCCAATTTTCTCAATGTTTTCAATGCCCGCAGAGCGAACCTTCTAAATTTGAGACACAGCTTCCAACACCTGTTTTTGTGTATCAAAATGTCTCATCCTTTAAAATTGGCAGTGACCGAGAGGCATCATCTCCATCCTCCGACCGACCCTCCGGGACGCCCATGAAACCTCGCTCCATGGGATTCAAGTCCGAGGTGGCGAGCATCACTGGACTCTCGAGGTAAAAGTCCTCTAGAGACCTTATATTCATTGACTTTTCAGCGGTTCGAGTGGCATCACGAATGCGGATGTCTTCATCACGCATTATTTCCATTGGAACGAGCGTTTCCTCCACGTCAACGTTGAGTTTTTTGTCGATAAGCGTGCGGTTCGAAGCTAATTTCATAAAGAGGCGTCTTCTCACGTCTGGGCTGCCCTTTTCGAATTTTTCGAGGGCGCGTTCAACGAAGGTGAAAGCATCGTCGGCGATGGTCATCCATCGTTCGGCTTGGTTCCCAATGTCGGCGGTAAGGCTCTCTAGTCGGTTTTTCTCGCGCTTGAGGGATTCCATGCGATTGCGGTAGTTCTCTTCGTCTATCTCGCCTCTGGCTCGCATATCGATAAGCCCGTTGATCGTCGTCATAGTGTTCTGGTAGGCGTTCTGCGCGTTCTTGAGGATGTCCTGGCGCTCGTTGCCGACTTTCTCGTTTTCTTTCCGGAACCACTTCATGGCGAACTCGTGGACTTCCGCTGGGATTTTTAATGAGGCGATTTTCTTTGTGATCTGTTCCTCGAGGTCTTTCACTTCGATCACGCGCTGGGTGCAGTTCGGGTCTTTGTTCCATGTGCAGTGGTAGTAGATGTAGAAGTGCATCTTGCCGCTGGCCTGAATCTTCGCCTTGTGCTCGGCCGTAACCATGGAGCCGCACTGGCCGCAGCGGATGATGCCCGTGTACGGGAAGCTGTGCTTGTGCGGGCGTTGGCGTTCCTTGCGGCCGAGAAGCTGCTGTACGCGCCAGAATTCCTCCTCCGTGATCATTGATTCGTGTTTGCCTTCCTTCCAATTGCCGGAGCCTAACGGGAACTCGAATGTGCCGTAGTAGAACGGATCGCTGAGCACTTGGTAAAACTGGCTACGTGCCATTGGTTTCCCGCCGATAGTTTTTCTGCGGGGAGTCCGATAGCCAAGCTCGTTATTTATATTTTTGAGAATTTCCGGCGGCGTGTAATCTCCGGTGAGCATCATACGCCATGCCTCTTTGATAATCGGAAATCGCTCGGGGTCGTTCTTGATGCGCTTATTCCCCTTCTCGGCGTACGGGTCGTTCATGTAGCCCGGCTTCGCGCCGTTCGGCAGATAGCCCATGTCCGCTTTCTTTTGAAGCCCGCGCTTCACGTCAACGCCTTTATTGTCATTCTCGTATTTTGCAATCGTGCAGAAGAAGTTGAGCATCATCTTATCGTTCGGGGTGCCACGGAACGCTTGGGATGGGGTGACGACTTCGACGAGCTTTCCCTGATCCATCAGATAAATCATCTCGCCCGTATCCACCGAATTTCTCGAAAGGCGGTTCGCGTGCCATGCGATGATGCCGTTCAGCTTTCCTTTGTTCACGTCGCTGACGATTTCCTTCCACACAGGTCGGCATGAGGGTATCTTGGCGGAGTGTGATTCCGGCCGTATGTCCAATGAGTTGAGGTCGAGCCCAAGCCCAAGCGCGAGTTTTTTTAATTCGTCGATTTGCGAATCGATGGAAAGTACCTGCCGATCTTCGGAATCCGAGGACTTGCGGGCGTACACTGCATATTTCATTGTTGGTTTTGTTTCCATATGGGTTAACACCAATTATCATCAAACCCGGCTACAAGCCAAGCTGGCGCGAGTGCGTAACATTGGTTTGAAAACTGGGCGTTATGGGCTGTCCAAGTGGCTCAAACGCTTGCTTCCTCAGGGGGTGGTAAATTCTCGAATCGCCGCTTCTCATGCCCGGACAATCTGCAGAATAGAATTCGTCGCAATAATGCATGCCGCATTTTTCGCATGGCGTTATGAGGCAGCTCCGTTTGTGGAGCACGCATTCGGCGTAATATCGATTTGATGAGTTCTGTTTCATGTTTGTGATTTTGGCTCGGTTGGCGTTTTTTCGACGCTTTGAGGATTAAAATGCTCATCGATGATTTCGTCGGCGATGACGGAAATGGTCTTGCCGGTATCAACCGAGGCTTGCTTGAGACGCTTGTGATTTTCTGCGCCTATTCTGATATGTTTTGTTTGCCGTTTCATTTTCGTTAATTCGTTAACACTAAGGACCCGGGGAGCATACCCTGCAGCCCTCCCTCCCTCGCTTCCCTCAACCTGATATCCCCTCCCTCCCCATTCCTGCCGCATGAATCTTGTCATGCTCAAAGTCAGTTGTATGGTTCAGGGGCTTCAGTGTATCGGTCGCGTCGGTCGGTCGCCCGTAATCTCTGCCAGTTTGTTTTATGTCGCCCAGCCAGCGCTACGGATGCGCCCTCCCTACGACTCGGGTCAATGACCCTGAACTGCCAGCCGTTTCTGCGGTGAGCACTTCAGGAACATCCCGACCTAGCCGACTTTTATCATTTCGCGTTCATCATGGTTATTTTTTTCGACCGCTACCACGCGCGGGTTGCCGCCGTAGACCTCGCTATAAAAACCGACGAGGTTGTTTGCTCTGCGCTCCGCTTCAGCGTCGCCTATCTGAACGCCATAGACTTTCGCGTAGACCTTCTTAAACTCAATGATCGCTTCAGGAGGCAACATCGGATTATTGGCTGTTAGGAAAAGAACGTGCGCGGGAATCGACCAATTTCCTGATGACGGCGTTGAAATACGATGCTCTGTTTTTTATGCCCTTCCGCGCATCGTCTTCTTTCACGATGCCGTATGCCTTTTCAACGAGACGCAAACCGTGCCGCGCTCTATGGAAAAGCACGAAGTTCATATCTTTTTCCTCTAACCATCGGGCGATTTCTAAGCAGCGGGACTCCTCCCCGTCCTTCGGCTCGAATTCATTGATGGGAACGCTTTTGTTTTCATCAAAGGTTTTTTTATCAGGATCATCCTTCTTATGTGCATCCTTCTCTTGTGCATCCTTAAGCGGAATCTGTTTCCTCCGGTTATTGTCGCCAGTTTCCTCCGGTGCTGCTTTCAGTTTCCTCCGGTGACCAGCGGAAACAATTTCCTCCGGTCGTTTCCATTCGGATTTGTCGAGTAGGTAATAAACGTTATGAGGCCATTTCCCTGATTGGGTGCGCTCATGTTCTATCCTGATAAGATTCGCCTCCGCGAAAATCTTTATGTATTTTCTGACCGTTCTATCGGTCATGCCGTGATCTTCAGCAATCTTCATCTCGGATGGCCAACAGAATTGCTCCTTATTCGCCCTGCGGCATAGCGATAGATACACGGCGGTGCCAATCGGCCCGAAAATTCTGCCGTAGCCGTTTAGATAGGCATCATCGACAATGAACTGCGTTTTCTTCCGTAGATCCCTGACTTTGAAATTGTGGTTATCCGGGATCATGGCTGTAGCGCGTCCGAATACATCAAGGATTTTAATTCCTTGATGGCGGCCGTGAATTTTTTTGGTTCGACCGTAGCACGTCCGACAAAAAAGTCATCGAGAAGTTTCGCCCTATGGGTGTTGTCTTTGAAAATGAAATTGAAACGGCGCAAGTCGCTTTTGTCGATGCCTACGAGATCAAATCCGGACGAACGCAGAAAAACGGCGGCATAGAAGTCGCTCAAGACAAACTCTTTTCTCTTTTCATTTTTTATTCGCATAAAAATACTGTAGTGGTTGTACAGTATTTATAACGCGAAGATTTATTTACGCCGTGACGCTAATTTTCTAAATTAATGTCACATCAGCCGAGTAGTGATTCCCTATGTTTTTTGAGGCGAGAGTTCATTTGACGCGCGGCAGACGCGCGCTTGGAACTTCCCAGCGCCTCTTGCGCAACTTCTTTGCTCGTCTTGCCCGTTTTCACTTTTTTGACATCGGATGGATGCATTCTTTTCAATTCGCGGAGCCTCTTTTCGGTAATTCGTCCCTTCTCTCGATCAGGTTGTAGCCGACCAAGGTAGCCTGTATATTCTTCTTTGATGCGCCGCGGTTGCCGCGTATCCATCTCCTTTTCGATACTCAAATCTCGGTCAACATCTTTTTTTCGCCTCACTTGCTTAGTAAGTATCGGATTGAAAATCTGTTTTTGTCTTCTTTTCAACATCATGATAGCCTCGTTTAATTCTTTAGTGCTCAATCGAGCGTAGGTTACCAGACTTACGGTTTTGGGAGGATCAATGGCCTTTCCATTTTCATCAATCCTAAACACGCTCGGCTCTATGCTGTAATTAGTTGGAGTTCCTAGTGACGGTTCTAAAAACTTTTCCGGAAAAGAAGGATCAAACCCCCATTTGTTGTATCGTATATAAATAAAAACATGACTGCTTACTAAAGGGTACGGCAAATTCAGCCTGTCGCTTAATTTGTGTAATTCCTTGTCAGTTTGCTCAAAGTATTTAAAAGGATTCCATCGACCTGGGTGTTCTGGAAATCCAGTGGAAATATCCATCGAGAATTTCTTTCGAAAATCTGTTACGGCCGATTGAAACAAGTTTGACGTCTCAAGAATCTTCAATCTGTCCACCTGTTCCTCCGTTAGCCGGAATTTACCGTCGAATACAAAATTTCCGTCTGACCTATTTTCATTTTTTATTTTGATATACATAGATAGTCATATTATGCGCCAATCCCCGCAAAAAATCAGCCTCCTTGATTCCGGGCTTCACTAAGCTCTATACTGAAGGCAACAACTTAATGCGCCTAAACCTTGAGCAATCAGGGCATGGAGCTAGAAACACGGTTCAGAGTAAAAAGCTCCTAGTCAGAGCACTCTGAACCGTCATATCTCGAAAGGGATATGGGTCTCGCAAGAGATCGCTGGCTGGGAGCTTTTTGCATCAAAAAAGGCCGATCTCCCGCCGGAATGAAAATGAATATAACTATGAAAATAAAATATCTTTCGATTCTGCCAGTCGTTGCAGTCTTCGTGCTTTCGGGTTTCTCTTTGGCAAACGCACAGTCCGATGTCTTCACTCAGAACCTTTATTACGGGCTTCAGAATAATTCCCAAGTAACTCAGCTCCAAGAATTTTTAACATCGCAAAATCTGTATAGCGGCCCGATCACAGGCAACTTCTATTTTCTCACGCTCGGCGCAGTAAAAGCATTTCAGACGCAGCAGGGTATCACTCCCGCAGCTGGATACTTCGGGCCTATCACGATGGCAGCGGTAAACAAGATAGCCGATGCAGTAGTAAGCGCATCAAACAACGAAGCGGTCACTGAAACGGGAACGAGCACGCCTCCCGTTGTTACGGCTTCCACCACTCAACAACTTCAGCTCGCGGCCCTCATGCAGGAAGTGGCTTTATTACAACAACAGCTTCAGGCTCAACAGAGCAGCACACAAGCATTGCAGCAGATAGTCCAAAACACCACTCCGGTCGCTACCGTGCCGACTCCTACACCGACACAACCACAATCGTTCTCACCAGCACCTACCGCTAGTATCACGGTGAACGGCTCAGCCAACGCAATCAGCATCCCTTATGGCACCGCCACCACGATTAGTTGGACTTCGACGAACGCCAATTCTTGCAACATCTCTCCAACAGGATGGACAGGCATTTCGAGCAATCAAAGCACGGGCAATCTTACCGCTTCACAAACCTATACCCTCACCTGTTCCGGCGCGGGTGGCTCCACGTCCGCAAGCATCACAGTGAATGTTGGTGCGGCACCAACACTTAGTAGTGCCCAGCTAGTAACAGGTCAGCTCACTACCGGCGTCGTGGATACCAACCTATGCATTGTGATGCTCGACCAATACGGTAACCCGATCACAAACGCTTCGGCGACGATAACGACTGATAGTGTGCAAGGCAAGGTTGATCAGAATGGGAATCCCATACCTGAGACTTACAACCTTGCGAAGGCAGGCAATTCTTGTAACTACAAAAAGTCTCAATCGTCTGCTTATTCCAGTACACTCGGATATGATTTCTTCTACGATCCACCAACTGACGGACAACACACCATAACGATAACAGCGCTAGGTGGGGCGCAATCCGTAACTGTAACATCAATATCAGCTCCGCTCCCATCGTCCTATATGACGGCAGCTCAAAACTATTCCTTGGGTTCTCCGACTGTTTCGGCGGGCACGATTGGAGTAGAAATTGGATCGTACACGTTCACGGCGGGCCAGGTAAATGGAATCAATTTAACTGGCATATCCATCTTGGTTGCAAACCAGCCCTCAGCGGCCTATCTCAGTAATCTTAGACTCATGCTTGGCACCACACAGATTGGTACGACCGATCCGACGGTTACGGCGAATACTACATACAACTTCAACAGTAATGCTCCGATCGCAATCGCCGCGAATGGCTCAATAACACTGAATGTCTATGCAGATATTCAACCGAGCGCAGCCGCAACCCAAACGACTGCCATGACTACGTTACAAGGGGTCAATGCTAGCACAATGGCTGGCAATTCGGTAAGTCTTGCCTCGCCGGTTTCGGGCCAAACGGTCAGCTTCACATCCCAAGCAACTTCCACCGCGCAATAAATGGAGAATCAACCAAAAAAAAGCGAGGAGAATAAGGCTAAGTCAATTACTCCCGTAGTTATCACCACAATCATCGCCACTTTGATTGTGGTTGGAATTGTATGGCTCGTTTTCAGTTCTGGCTCTTCTCCCTCGGCACAGGAACAAAGCGTTGCTTCAAACAATGGAACAAATCCCAGCGTACAAACACAGTCGCCCGCCCAAGCCGCACCGCAACAGCCAGCTCAACCTCAAAATGCAAATGACGTTGATTTAGTTGCCTTGAAAAGTGCATGTGCGACGGGTGGAGCGAATTATTTTAAGAATTATCAGCAGGAATTTGGTTCGCCAAGCGTGGTATGGCAAACGCCAGAATATCACTATGACACGAAGCTGAATACCTGCCTCGTCTATATCGGATGGGACTACGTAACATACCAAAGCCCCCTTGATATCAACAGCCCAAATTTTACAGTAGATTTAATCGTCTATAATTTTGTCTTCGATGTTTATTCAAATCAAGCCATGCTTCAGAACGTAGTCAGCAGGACATCGACAAACGGCCAAAATACTGACACTCTCTCGTCGTCTCCCAACTATACGAATATCGCCAATGTGGACTGGGCTACCTTCAATCAGCAGATGCAGGTCTTGATGAGCGAATAACAAAAATGAAAACTTTCCTCGTAATCGTCATTACAGTAATCGTCGTGGTATGCGTTCTTATTTTTATCGGTGCAAATATTCAAGGTTCTCCCGCAAACCAGCAACATACGATTCCGGTATTGTCAGGAGCCGCACCGGCATGGGCTAATGGTTGGAACGAATATTACCTTTATGTACCAGGGGACGACCATTCGACCTGCACGTGGACTTATAACGACAATGGCACTCCCAGTTCTATTTCTACGCAACCCGATCCGCAAACGAGGCAACATGATTTCACCTACAACTCATCTACTTTCAATATTCAGGTAAACTGCTTGAGCGATCAAGGCATTAAGTACGTTGGTCAATTCTCCGGATAAACTAAGGCGTTGGAATCATCTCAGAAATTGACTGGCCTATCCCACAAGAGCTGCACGCCACCGTCATCAACTATTTGCCCTTTCGGTATTCCCTCCATGACGTTGCGTTCGCCGAAGATTTTCGCCATCGTATTTTGGAATCGATCAAGCCCGATGCGGCAGTATATGGCTGCGAAGACATAGTGGTCGGGCCCCGAACGCTCCCATCTGAATTCTTTGCGCCCCGTCGTCTCATCCTCTCCTGGCATCGGCACCCAGACCCGATAAATGTTCATCCAATGGGCAATATATTCTTGCCATTCGCTTTCAGTGCCATTGTAAACAACGCGCTTGTCCAACATCTCATCGATGAATAATTGGATGAGGCGGTTCCGGTCGGCGGTCACTTTTCCATATTCATCGTCCGCGCCCCAGTCGATCATCCCCATGCCTTTTTTGTCGCGGCGAAACCACACAAGGAATACACGCCCTGGGTATTTCGCTTTTAACGCGCGTATGCCGATCAAGTCGCCTCCTTGGTCTGCTACCACGATGGATTTCGGCCAGCGCTTCAAAAACGCTTCAAGCTCCAGATACGGGTCTTTGCCCGTCAATGGATCGGAGAGTGTGCCGTAGTAAAAATATCCTTCTTTATTGGCGCAGACGATGTGGATCGGAAGTCCGGTATCAACGCCGATGATAATTCGCTCGGAGTGCTCGTTCACTTTATCGGACAGACAATTGATAATTGTTTGCGCGCTTACCTTGTCGCCGCCACCGAGATACGGTAAGCCAGCGACGAAATTCGCAAAGTATTCAGGCGTCTTTTCCCGCTTGTACTCGGCTATCTTCTTTGCGCTGATCCTCGGATTGACCCACAGCGGTATCCAGTATCCCGACCACTCCCCTTGTGACGTGGGTTTCCATTCGCCCATGCGCCGTTCCTCATCCGTTATCTCTCCTTGGCAATTGGGACAGCGATATATCTCCGCATCGTAGTCGATGCACTCCTCGCTGAGAACGAACTTGTTCCCGCACGAATGCGTCACGTGCCATTTCTTTTGGTCAGATTTTTTATAGAACTTGTGGATGCCGAAGTCGGGCATCGATGGATTTGAGAAGAACGCCTTCTTGGGATCAGTGATAAATTGAAGGCGCGAATCATATTGTTCTATGACATCCTGCTTGCAGCGGTCATATTCATCCACGATGAGCTTCTTTGCCGAAATCATCAAGGCGACCCTTTCCGTCCAACTTCCTTGATAATAAATGGTCGCCTTTCCAACTCTCTTCTGTTCCACGCTGTCCTTGTCGGCAGTCCACTCTTGGAGGATCGGATTGTTTTTTATGATGCGGTTCGTTTTGCCGCCGGAGAATTTCTTCACGTCATCGCCCGTAGGGAGGACGTAGATGATATCGAGGTTCTCGTTCTTCGCTTCGTAAATGGACTTGAGAATTTCGCACGTAGTGAATCCTATCTGCGCCGCTTTCATGCAGCAGATGAACGGCGAGTCATCCCAGTAAATATCCAAGAGGAAACGGAAGTCGTGGAAGTCGAGCAGTATGCCGTTTTCTGTTTT